ATAAGCATGGGGTGTATCTTTTTCACAGAGCCCAAACCATTTGCTGCCTTAAGTTAACAGTTGCCTTTGACGCCCAAGTCTGGACCGGGTATTGCACCGTTCCTCAATGGGGCTGAGCCATAACACTCAGCACAGAGTCGTGATTAAATTTTGTCTTTGATGTGTGAGCCATGCACACGTACTTGTATATGGCCGTTGTAATAATCTGCTGATTCCAATACCTTCCTACTGAATTGCTCTCGTGCCTCAATGTATGAACATTCAGACTTGCTTTTGCAATAGTAAAGTATTTCTCTGGAGAAGTTTTCGGTGCCTAGTTTGATTACGTCTGCGGTTAATTCTGGGCTTGACCCATAGTACTCACGCCAGTCTGAGTCGACCTTGGTGCGTATCTTCTTCCGCTTTTTGATGCCGTTCTTTTGTTTTACAGTTTTGTACGTTGTCTTCGAAAATTTTGCTAATTTTTTGCCTATGTACTTGCGTCCAGATAGATTATTTGTGATTAGATAAACAAATCCCACACATTCTTCGGGTAGAGTCTCAACTGGGGTGTCTTGATAAAACCATGTCATGTGCTTTTTGGGAAAATGCCTTTCGTGTTATAGTTATGCTGCCTTAGTATAATTGGAGATTTTTCAAGAGATTTTGATTTTCGTATAACATGCCTAAATTGTAGCGGTTTTGCTGTTCGTTGTATTGGCTTAGATAGTTCAATTCTTGCTGTCTGCCTGTGCTGGTATAGTTTTCTCCCAGCCCAAAATGCACAACTCCTGTGGGTGTTAACCCCAGTCGTTCGCACCAATGATGCTGTTGATCTAGATATTTGTTGACCATGTAGTCCACAGGGAACTGCTGTATTAGACTCAGAGCCAAGCCAGCACTGAGCCGGTTGCAGATATTTTCATCGTTGCTCATTTGCATGGGATCGCTGGGCTTTTGTTTCAACATACGCACAGCAATCTTGGCTGTTTGCACAGGAAATGTTTTGCTGAGACTGAACGTGATTTCTTTGATACAGTCTGCACTCAAATCAACGTCCACAACATTGACACTGTTGGGCAAGTAGATAAAGTCCACCAACAGGTCTACACCTTGGCGGTTGCACTGTTCTATCAACCATTTGAAACGTTTGTGTTCTTGACCTGTGAGTGCAAATGGCAGGCTGCATATACACGCATCACCAGGTTGTATGTCAAAGTCATCGTCAATGTACTTCCAGTTGAATCCGGCCTTTTGCCAGATCTCCATGTGCCACCAGTAGTCGCCACGAAACACTCGCAGTCGTTTGTCTTTGTGCATCATGTACCAGTTGAGAAATGATTCTTGCGTGCCTTGTGAAAAACCCACATACTTAAACTGATCCAAGTTGTGCAGTTGGTACGCTGTACCAGAAGCAATCCATGCAGGAAACGCTTCCTGAAACTTGTCAACAATCCAACAGTCTCTTAGATGTTCACTGAGGCTGAGACTGTTTACAAAATCAATCACTGCTGGATCTTTGACGGCATTGCCACTGCTGAATATGCTGTGGCTTCGTGCTCGTACTTCCCAGAACTGAGAGTTCTTGGGATAAGCCCACACAAACTCACCAGGCGTGTCCAAGCAGTCTTCAGCACTGGCCTTGGCCAAGGCCCAACTGATTCGCCGTATTAGATTGATTTGTTCAGCAGTCTGCATGCTCTCACATAACTTTCGTAATCTTGTTGCCAGTCGGGATCATTGTGGTTGATCTCATGTCTAGTCTTCAATATCCACTTTAGCACAGGTAGTTCAAACTGCATGCGCCATGTGCCATTCTTACCAAAGAACAAACACTTGTCTAACACAGCACCATCCTCACAATGATATGCACTGTGCCATTTTAACTCTTGTAAGTCGTAGCCATCTACCTCAATGGCATCCAGTTCGCAACTGCGGTCCTGCACAATCGCACCGTTGTCAACCACAGTATCCATTGACGGATCTTTGCCGTAGTGTTCAATGCGTAACTTTATGTTATTGCCCACAGGATGACATTGTACAGTGATCAACGGGCATACTTCATTTTCAAACACCACAGCATCGTTGATGTGGATGCGTATGCGTGGCAAGCCGTTGCAGTCTTGTATATTTTTAAATTTCAATGCTAAGTTCATGGCGACAAAAAGTCCTAAACAAATCCCAGTGTTGATACACACGGTTCACACTAATACGATTTACAAACAAGGCAGGATCAAAATCCAGTTGATAAGACTTCAGCAGTTCTCTGCGATTGTAGCGATCCCAGGTGCTATTGCCAATGCCAAAGTTCACGCTGTTGGTGGGCTGTAAGCCAAACACTTCACACACAGTTTTGTATTTACGTTGACGACTGGTATAAATCCAGTCTGGCTCAAATTTATCTAGCAATATGTTGCCTATCAAGGCACCTACGTTGTTGTTGTATCCTATGCTGTGATGCAGTTTCTGCCCGTCAAATGTGCCCGGGCGAGTGTATCGCATGCCGATTCGGGCAGTGCCCACAGGCCAAGCCTTGCTGAGACTAAACGCCACAGTGTCTATGCAAGTATAACGCAAATCCACACGCAAGTCATGACTAATGGGCCAATAGCACAGGTCCAGCAGCACCGGAATGTTCTGTGCATCACATATGGACATGATTCGATCATAATTTTCAATCGGTGCCGCAGTGTCACAAAATGGCACACTCAATACCAGTGCATCACCGGGCAACAGTGGATCAGACTCAGTGACGAAACTCCAATCAACATTGCCGCTGATCCAAGTTTTGATGTGATAAAAGTACTCGCCCACAAAGCAACGAAAACGTCGGTGTCTGTGTCTAAAGTAAAAACTGTCAAAGGTCTGTGTGCTGCCTTCGCTGTAGTCCGGCTCGTATTCTTCTAGTCCTGTAATAGTATTGGTGCTGTGACTTTGAATCCAACCAGAGAATCGTTGTTCTAATCGTCTGAGTTGATCACTGCTGTTGGCAGCACGTACCACATCATCAGGCCGGATTGATGCAGCCAATAGGGTTTCTACAGCAGGATCTCTATCCACTCTGCTGCCAATGTAGTAGCCGTTGACTGCTGAACGCACAGCCCAAAAGTCAGCATTGGGATTCTGTGCCTTGGCCATGGCAATAGCAAACTGTCTGCCTATGTGTTCCATACAATGTCTGGTTGTGCCTGTATCCAGGCCTTGGTTTGTGCCAACAACTCAACGTCACTTTGGAAAATAGTGTTGTCCAAGTTTACTGCCAAGTTCTTGCGGCGTTGTATAATGTATTCCACAAACGGTGTGTGAAAGTTCAGTTTCCAAATGCCGTTGTGGCCCAAGTACAAGTTGGGTGTGATGCTGGGCGGCAGTTGATGTCCTTGATCCAGTTGTTGTTGATAGTACACAGGATTGTACACAGGATAAAAGTGTGCTTGCCGCAGTTCATCCATGCTGAACGCAATGTCGTCTATGCCAATGCCCATGATCTCAACATGCTTGTCAATCATAATGTTGCCCTCATCGTCTAGCACATGATCATGATCTTGTTTGTTGTAGTGGCTGATTACCAGTTCGTGGAATCCAGGTGCCACACCCACAGTGGCTGTGATGTGTTCTTGTGCTGGCCCATCAAAGAACGGTGCACCTTCGTCTATGGTACAACGTATTTGTGGTGAGCCCAGTCTAGTTTCGCAGTGCAAAAAAATCTCAATGTTCATTCAAGATCCTTTCGTACTTGTTGCGGATAAAGGTCAACTGGTCGTCGCCTTTCCAGAATGTGTAGCCCAGGCTGATGGCCAGTTCCTGTGCTTCGATCCTGCGTAATACACGTTCTTTGTAGGTGAGTTCTATATTGTGTTTGTGCATCCAGAACACATCGTTTGGTCGCTTGCCATCCACACCCACTAGGTTGAACCGTTCTGGATTGAGGTACACAGGGGTGCCTTCGCCTATGGTCAGGCTTGTGCCAAAGTTGATGCCCATCAGTGTACCATCGGCAACATAGCGTTGATATTTTCTCAGCAAGTCCAGGGTCTCATCAAAGTCCTCACGTGTTTCGCTAGGCCAACCCACAATCATTAGAAAGTATAGTTTGATTTTGTAGCGACTGGCCATTTGCACAGTAAAGTCCAAGTCTGCACTGTTGAAGCCCTTGGCCATTTCTTTGCGCACACGGTCTGACCCTGTTTCCACACCAATCAACAAGGTGTCTGCACCACCACGACTGATCAATGCCCAGTCCTGCTCCTGCCACTGATTGGGTTTACGCACAATGTACATGCCGCTGTATTTGATTGTGCGGTCCGGCAAGTTGTGTTGCTCATAATATTCAACCAGTCTACGATTGAACTGTCTAAAGTCTTTCAAGTCACCGTTGATCAGGCTGTCATTGAAGTAGTAGTTGGTTGTGCCATGCTGATGATAGTAGCCCACACACTCTTCAAACAACTGGTCTCCGGGCTTGCTGCGAAATCCTCCGGCATACACAGGCCAGTCACAGAACGAACAACTTCGCACACAACCACGACTGCTTTCCAGCGGCAACTGCCCATCTGAATAGCCACTATGGTATGCGGTGATATCATGATCTGAGAAGTCGTATGCAGGAACTTGATTCATTGAACTTCGTTCAGCAAACGCATCTGAGTTGATGCCAGGAAAGGTATCATTGCCACGCATGAGTTCAGGCAAGGCTTTTTCTGCTTCGCCTTGTATGTAATAGTCTATCACACCTGCAGCCATGAGTTCTTTGGCAAAGTAAGGGTCTTCGTTGAAACTGGTGTTTTCACTCTTGATCATGCCTTGTCCGCCTATCACAATCTTGGCCTTGGTCTCAGTTCTAAGTTGCGTGATAAAATCTCTAGCAAAGTTTTGACATTGCCAGGTAAAGATACTGATCAAGATCCATGTGGAGTTTAACTCTGCAATCTTTTGCACCCACTGTGACACAAACTCGTTGTAACTTTGTTTAGTAGTGTTGCTCAACACAATGTTGTCATTGTAGAGATAGCGATCCAGTTCTTGAAACTGTTCTGCACCATACTGCACAGCAAAGCGATTGAAAAAATCAATGTTGATATCTACCAATTGATTCGATATGTGTATATTGTTCAACAAACTTTTGATCAGTGCTGTGCCTGCACTGGGTCTACTGGGTGCCATTCTAGGTATGGTAACAATCACTGCGTCCATTTATGCAATATCTACATCCGTACTGTAACTAGTAAAGCCGTTTTCTTTGACAACTTTGAGTATGTTCTCCACACGCCCAGCAAGTTCATCTCTATGACTCACAAGCCAAATGCTCTTGTGACGTTCACGTGTCATTTTCTTCAACAGCGCCAAACTGGCTTCAACACCTTGTGTATCCAGTCCAGAGTCAATCATCTCGTCAATGAATAGTATGTTGATAGGGTGATACAAACTTTCCCATACATCACGGAATGCCCATGACATACTGAGAATCAAGCGATTGCGTTCACCACGACTCAAGTTGTCAAAGTCCAGTTCACGTCCCAGTTCTTCAATGCTCACACTCAAATCGTTTTGGAACTTCACAGTGTGTGGCAATCCAATGCGATCCAAGTAGTGTGTAAGCCTTGCATTCAGGTAACTCAAGTTCTGATCAATGATCTTCTTGCGAACAAATGAGTCTTTGCTGGTCAATAACTTCAACAAGAATTCTTGATGGTCCTGTACTTTGGTCAGTTCATTGATTCGGTTGTAGTCAACAACTTGTAGAGCCTGTTGTTGCATATCCTCAATCTGTTCACTGTATGGATCAGTTTCGGCGTGTTTGCTGGTAATCTGTTGTAGTAAATTATTTACCTGTGTAGAGTGTTTGATGGCCTGTGCTTCGGTGTCGTAGTGTGTAGCAGGTTGTGCGCCCAGTTCCACTGCTACATAACCTGAGAGTTGTTCAGCATAAGGATCAGTTTCTGCTTGCTTGGCTGTGATCTTTTGCTGTATGTTTTCTAGTTCACTGCTGTGACGGATAGCCTCTGCTTCGGTCTTATAGTGTGTTGTGGGCTTGACACCCAGTTCGCCTAATGCTTTTAACGCATCTGTATTTTCCATCCACTGACCATTTGTGGCCAAGTACTGCAACGCCGATTCTTGTAGCAGTTTACGCTTGGCCGCCAACACAGTTTCATGAGCACCATCATGAAACTCTTGACCACAGGCATAACACTTGTGTGCTTCTAGTTCGGCAATCTCTGCTTTGAGTTTGTCTGATGTCTTTAGTTCTCGTGTTTCATCTGCTACACAGCGGGCAATGAGTTTTTCAAGTTCAGCAATATCCTTGGCCCGTTGATTGTATGCAGCCAAGTCTTGGTGTGCTTGTAGTTCTGCTGAGATATCAATGTGACTGAGTTTGGTGTAACTGTCTTGCAATGCAGCAACTTCTTTGGCTTGTGTTTGTTGCCAAGCGGTTTGATATGCCAGCAGTCGATCATGTGCATCTGCTTGTTTTTTACGTTCGTTCCACACAGCAAGATCTTTGTGTGCCAACAACTCTGCTTCAATATTGATTCGTGCCAAATCATCGTACTGACCCACTAGGTAAGCCAAGTCGCTGTCGTATTTCTTTTGCCACAGGCCTTGACGTCTACGCAGGCTTTCAATCTGTTCTTCAATGCGCTTGTTGGCTTCTTGAACAGCACGTACTCTAAACTCTTCGCTAGTGATTGAATCTTTTGTGGCCTTGTTAAGTTCTTTGATGCGGTCAGCACGTTCACTCAACACAGTAATGCCCAGCAACTGCTCAATGATAGTCCGCTGTTCGTTGGCTTTCAAACTCAAAAACGGTTCTGTGTAAGTGTTCAAGGCCAAGATGTGCTTGAACATGTCATGACTCATACCAAACACACGCTCAATAGCATCCTGTGTTTCTCTGCTGTCGCCTTGTGCATCATCTGTGGCAGTCTGTTCTTCGCTGTCCACATAGAACCGCAACACATTGGGTTTGCGTCCACGTTCAATTTTGTATGTTTTACCGTTGACAACAAAATCAAGACTGACCAACATGCCCTTGCCATTGGTTTTGTTCACAAGGTTGTCCTTGCGAATGTTTGACAAGGCTTGCCCATACATGGCATAACTCAGGGCATTGATGATTGTGGTCTTACCTGTGCCGTTGCGGCTACCATCACCGCCTAGGTCCAAATTCTCACCCAGTACCAAAGTAAGATCTTGCCGGTCAAAGTCAATGCCTTGTGTGGCATTGCCCACACTCATAAAGTTTTTAACAGTGAGATTTTTAATTTGAATCATTTGGACGATTTTTCAAGGCTTGATTATATTTTCTATACAACATATTTTCGACGCCAGCAATTTGTACATTGTTGCGCCATGACAAGTTGACTTGTGGCATTATGAATGTTTTAATAAAATCAAAAAATATCAAAGGAATAGGTTGAACAAGACCCAAGTCTAATTCTGCATATTTGCTATAGTTCCTAAAACGGTTCATACCTTGCCAAGGACTTTGCCATAACCAGTTGTGTTGTTGTAAACCTTCAAGATATGCACTATCATCAGTTAGCATAAATTTAAAGTCAATATTTTGCTGGTTCAGCAACAGTGTAGCATAATTGATATAAAGTTGCGACCGTAATTGGTGTTGTCGTAATGAAATAAATTTATCATGATATTCGATTACTGATTCAACAGTTGATTTATTTGAGAGCCAAAATTTATCCTCACCAACCCTGATAATATTGTTGTTGTATACCGGGTCAGTGGCAATAACATCGGGCCAAAAATCAGACTGATGATCAAGTACAAGATCCAATCGATCAGGCACTGCCCATTGTACTAATACACAATTTTGATCTTTGATGTTGTGCTGAAGACAATTTACAATATATTCATTCCCTGCACCATATCTTGAAAGATTGGTGAGATTGATATCTCGAGCCATCAACGCAATCAGTTCTGGCCATTTAATATAATCAGGATACCATGGGGGGACAGCAACGCTATCGCCATATCCATCAGCAATGGTTAGTAAATTCATCTAGATACTTTCTAACCATGTTTGTATTTCAGCAGTATTTTTAAAAAAATCAGCATAATCATTGTGCGGAACTTCTTGATCAAAATTTAACCATATAAAATAGTAAATTACTGATTGGGTCCAAAGATCTGTTATGTTGCTCAAGTCTTGATTGATTTTCTGCTTTACATTGTCAATTACATTCTGGGCAGTTTGCACAGGATCAATGTAAGGACTGTTGACCAACCTCCACTCATTCCAAGTTGCTTCAAAATTATCTAACTCAACTCCGCAAGATTCCAGCGTATTGCGAAATTGTGAATAATCAAATAAGTTATCAACGTACACAATAAAATCATCTGTGGGGCGCCACGCTGATCTAAATTCATGGTCTCGTAAAAATAAAAAATATTTTTCTCTCACTGCCCAATTAGCAGTGTCCCAGCTTAGTAATTGGATGTTAATATCACTGAGCATGGCTTTCTTGATCATGGCTTGCGCCACAACTGGCCAAGAATAGTCAGTATAACAAATTCGTATGATCCGAGCATTGGGAAATACCGTACGAAATTTATCGTCTTGGTTGTCAATACCATTGTCAATGATTACACTGTAATTAACATTGGGGTCAAAATCAAATTGGTAGTCATCAGTACTGTGACAATATTCTTTTGCTGAAAGATTGAGATCGTGACTGTTGCCATCTGCTGAAAATTCTAGTTGATTGGTTGGACGTACAAAATTTGAACCATACAATGATAGAACAGCATTGACAAAATGTCCAAAACCGCCAGATGGATACCAAACACAATAGATCATAAGTTCTGATATATTTGCAACAGCAGTTTGTTGTCGTAAAACTCTGATTCAATGTTGGTAAGCTGATCAGTGACAATTTGATCCACTGACTCAAACTTGACATCACCAGGTGCAAGGTCCACATCCACACCCGAAGTCTTGTTGGGTATCAAGGCCATTTCACGCAGTCCATAGTCGCGGATAAATGTTTCTTTGATAAAGTTGGCTTCTTCGTACGATATCTCAATGTCCAAGTTCACACGCACATGCATCCGGGGTGCAAGCAATGTGGCAGCATTGTCAATTAGATTGGCCAAACCATGTACTCGATATCTGGGTTGGTCCGGCCAAGCATGATACTCTGGCTCCTTACCCCACTCAAGTATCATCATGCCACGTTCATCATCGCCGGCGTCAGCATAGTTGTGCGGAAAACAATTGCCAATGTAAGTGATGTTGTTGGCAGTTTGCCGTTTGTGAAAGTGCCCAGTAAACACATGATCAAAGTTGTGGAAGTCTCCACGCTGTACTGTGCCATGATCTGGCATCTGCACCATGGCATTCATGAAGTAACCGGGCAGTTCAAAATGCCCAAACATGTACCGGCCGGTCAGTTTGGGAATACGCTTGTGATCATCGCCACACAACCAAGGAGCGATAACCACGTCGCCGCTATTAAACCAATCGTTACATATGACCACATTCGGAAGATGTTTAGCCCACTCCACGCTT